TCAAAGTCATCACGGCTCTTGCTAGTCGTCTCGTCAATAATGAACGGCAAACTGTTTAACAAGCCTTGACGCTGCTGCGATGCAACAATGGATGTGCTCTGTGTTACACGATACTTCTCAGGATGCCCGAAGAAACTAGCCGCCATTTCTAGTGCAAGCGATTTACCTGTACCTGAATCAGACGAGCCTAGGTGATATACGCAACCGTTGAACTTGGTAAAGTTCATTAGCAACGAAGCTGGACCAACCAAAGACATAGCTAAGAGCTCGAACTCACCCCTAGCAATCAACAAGTTAAATACCTTGCGCCAGTTTTCTACGGTGCCGACTGGTTTAGCTGACACGTTGATGTTCTCAAGCGCAGGGGTTGGTACGTGGACTTCTTTGCCATTAGGATAGAAAACCGTGCTGTTATACACAAACGTGCCGTCTTCTTGCCAACCGCAACTATTCGGTACACGCACTGCTTTCTTGTTGGCGCTGATAAATTCCACGCAACCACGGATGTATTCAAACAGGAACTTGTCGTTGCCTGACCCGTAGGACGCAATGATGTTTTGGTTAGCTAGTGCCTTAACTGTTTCGTCTTTACTGACAATCGACTTCTGCGGTAGCAGGATATCAACCGCACCTTCGGGGCGCATCGCCTTCATGTGAACCAAGTGGTCGCCGTTAGAGTTAAGCACGTCCAAGGCAAACAAGTCGTATGGAAGTACCATGACCTGCTTGCGCGTTTTCTTGCCGTCCTCGTCGTCCATCATCTTGTCCATAAAGATACCGCCGTTAGCGCCGTAGCTAAAGTTTTTAGGTGGCGTAGGACGGGTTATGGTTTTCGGTGCAGCTTCTGGCGTATGTTCTGGTGTCTCCAAAACAAATTCTTTAGGCTCGTTGTCGACCTTTATTTCTCTACCCAATGCTAGTGGGTTGGTGATTTTGCCGTAGTGTGGGCAGTCTTGGCAGATACCGGGGTTGCATTCGTCCAGCTTGATGCAAGAGTATGGTCCCTTGATAGCGTACCACTTTTGATTATGGCGGTCTCTTTCGTATGGGTGTAGCTCGGATAGGGCTAAGCCTTCTTCCTTACCATCTTCGCAAAACTTAGCTATGCTAAGCACGCCACGCCACAACGGCTCCATACCATCATCTGTTGCGTTATTACGATAGTGGTTAATCTGACCACACTTATCACCGATAGTTTTAAAGAATGTGACTGAGTTCTCCAATAGCTTTACGCTATTTGCATTTGGAGGCAGTTTTGGGCGATTTCCAGGGAGCTGTAGCTGAGGCATGTCAGCATATGCCATAGACCCAACGGCTTCTCGTAGGTGGGTAGAAAGGGTTTCTAGGTCAAATACATCACCGACCACCTTAATCACTACAGGACGTGGCTTCTCTTGCTTGTAGTTATGCGTATCAGGGACACGTAAAACACGGGCAGCATCGCCAGTGACTGCAAAGTCCACCTTGAAGTTGAGCTTCTTGCAAAGCCTTTTTAAGTTCTCTGCAACAGGTTTCCAAACAGGGATATCTACTTCTTCGGTTAGTGGGAAGTAAACATGCAAGCCCCCACCACTGGAAACAACCCATGGTGAACCTAGTTGGTCAAGCCCGCTTTCGCTTAGAAAAGTCGTTAGTGCCTGAGCAGCTTCGCTTTTCTTTGGATAGTCCTTACCTGCGCCACAATCAATATCAATAAACAAAGAGCGCATCTTGACTGCGTTCTCTGCCAAACGATTCTTTTCGTTGAATGTTGCTAGGGCATAAAAGGTGTTGTATCCCTTCTCATCAAATGCCTTGGCAGCCGCATACAACTCGTCAATCGTGTTAACGAATACGTGCTCTCTTTTTGCTGTGCTAAGTTCAACGGCGCAATAAACACCCGAAGTCGGTAGCACAGTCGCTAGGAATTCCTGCGACGTCATGTGAAACCTCTCGAGTTATAGTTTTTGGGCTAAGCGTTTAATTAGTTCAAGCTGGTAGGCTTGCGGTAGTTTCTGTTCCTGTGCCAAGCGTTCTGAAAAGGTAACGAGTTCTTTATCGGTTAATGCCAATGGGTTCATTTTGATTTCTCGCATTTTCTCATCGCCTCTTCGGATGTTTGACTTGATTGTAGGATGTTCAACAAAGACTGAACTCGCATTCTATACGCAGGCGTAACGTCAGTGCCGCTAAACCAGTTGTATACAGTTTGTCTTGTTGCGCCAGTAAACTTCGCAATTTGTATCACAGGGAAATCTAAATGTATTGCCCAACGCCCAAGCTGATTCCCTAAGGTCTTCGGCGCCGCTTTTGTTGTACGTCTAATGTCGTCTGAGTAAGCCATATTATTCTCGTTATGTTAAGTGAATGGGTGGGGTACTCACGTCGGTAGTCCGCTTTCCCCCGATACTAATTACTCGTCGTCCCACTCATCAACAGTCTTAGCGAGATTGCTTGACTCTTTCTTAGGAACCGCAGTAGCTTTAGGTGCAGGCTTGCGCTTCTCAGGCTCGTCCACAACTTCGTCTTCTTCAGCTTCTACCTTAGGGGCTTTAGCTTTAGCGGTTGGCTTAGCACCTTCTAGTTGCAACGGCTTGTCAGCAGGCTTAGGTACTGACATTGTTACTGCCATCTTAGCCTCAGGCGTTTGACCTTTCTCAACCGCAATAGCGTACTCTTCATCTTCTAACCAACGAACAGGTTGGAAGAACAACTTAGGCACCGCAGCTTTTGTATCGAAACGTAAGCGGGTAACCAATGTCTCAGGGTTGATGTTCTGTGCCGCTAAGTAACGAGCATAGGCTTGTAGAGGGCGCTTGTCTCCGTCTTCTTTACCGAAGATAGATGTTGCGGCTAGGGTCAACTGCATTACGTCGCCACCAACATCGTTAGCCAATACAACTGCTAAGCGTTGAGAGAAACGGCATGCCTTTGAATCGCCTTGACCTGAGCCCTTAACGTTCATTGGGCATGATGCGCAGTCGTGTGCTTGTGGCTCTTCAATAGATGCGTCAGGCTTGTCGCCGTCGGCTGACCAACAGTCAGGACCTTTTGTCTCGCCCTCAACGTATTGACCTGCGTAGAATGTACGGCTAATTTTCGGTGCCGCATTGACAATCACCACGTCAAGATGACGGTCGTCAATAGAAGTAATCTCTTTACCATCAGCCACCAAGCGGAACACACCGCCCTTGATTGAGATACGCTTGCTACCACCACCTGTGCCACCTGTAAGACTCTTGGCTAGTGCTGATAATTCACCCTTGCGTGCAAATGCGGGTACTTGTGATGCATTAAAGTTGGCTAATTCGCCCATGTTTATGATTCCTTATTTAGTTGGTTTACGAACGGTTACTGCATACTCAGACATAGAATTCAAACCTGCGGGTACAACCCCTGGGTTCTCCTCCAAGAACGTTGACATGTTCTTCTGCGCTATGCGCTTTTCAAACAAATCCAACGCGTCATGCTCCACAACAAACTGCTTGAATGAATCCCAGTCGTCTGTGTAGTAGCGAGTCTTTTGAGACAAGATTATGGTGCCTTCATCGGTGCGAACCGAGTTGACCCCTGACGCCAACATTTGGTCTTTCATGGCGCTTTTAATCTGTTCTTGTTTGATTTTAAGTTCTTCAAGCTCTGTCTCGTAGGCGAGAGTAAGCTCTTGAACCTTTGTGTATATCTTGCGATACACACGTGCTAGTTTATCTAGCGGTATTACATCCTCTTCGTTTGGCATTTTCTGCTCCTTTGTAAAATATTTTACATCATTAAAGACGGGTGTTCAACCCAACATAGGGTTTTTCTTAGGAACTAATTTCCTCCCTATATAGGCTCAACAAGAGGTCGTGTCCTTCAACACGTTTCTCAAGCTGTTTGAACATACGCTTTTCTATTTCACTGCCTTGTAAGTGTATCACTGTGACGTTCGTTGAGTCTTGCCCAATTCGGTCGGCACGTGCAATACACTGCAAGTAGGTTTCAACAGACATGACTGGGCCATAAAAGACAACAGTGTCCGCTGCTGTTAATGTTACACCATGTGATGCTGATTGTGGTTGAATAACTAAAACTCTAGGCTTATCAGTCGTTTGGAAGCGCTTGAATATATCCGTGCGTTTGTTAACGCCAACATCGCCATGCACAACCTCACACTCAACATTATGCTTTGTTAAGAACGTTGCGATAGTCTCGATGCTATGCCTGAACGGTGCAAAGATAATAACCTTACGGCTAGTTTCTTCAAGCACTTCTAGCAACACGTTGAGGCGTGGTGCGCAATCGAACTCCACGACTTCTTTCTCGTCGGTATATGCCGCACCTGCACTTATCTGCAACAGCTTGCTAACGCCTGCAGCAGCGTTGACCGCTGAGATTGTTTCGCCTGCAGCCTGCACTAGCATGCGCTCCTTAAGCATTCTGTAATACTTAATTTGT